AGCGCAGTGCAGTCGTACCGGATGATCCGGCGTCAAGCACAGTCACCTGAACAGAGTCAGCAGAAGTGACCATGTTGTTTGCCGTAGCCTTCAGGTTGAACTGAAGGATTGCGGCAGCGTTACTTGCGCCACCGTCAACGAAGGCATCAACATCATCGCTGGTGCCCACGTCGAGCGTCACTTGAGCGTTGCCCGAAGCCTCAAGGACTTCGATACAGCCGCCGATCACCATCGTATCTGCAGGCAGATCGATGAGTTTGACGATATCAGCGCCAGCAAGTGAGGTGTTGTCCACCGCATCATAGACCGGAGAAGTGATGACGTACGGACGGGGCATGTTGCCCGGATGTCCGGTGGTGCCACCGCCGGTAATAGTACGATCATAAGTAGCCATTACTCAGTCCTCCCTATTAGTCTAAGCTAACAACGGCGCGGACGATAGCTTCCGGACGGAGAACTTTCCGACCAAAGACATGGAGACCGCGAACGATGTCGCTGAAGGTTTCAGTCGAACGGACAACCTCAGTCTTCGCAATGTGCGAAGCGGTAGCCGTGGAGGACATATGACCGCCGAGAAGAACATTCTCGGAGCCGTCCGTAGCGAGGCCAGTCAGCGTTACCTGATCCGTGCCGCCGTTCGATACGAGGGCGGTGGACTTGTAGCACTGGAAGCCAGCGATGTTGCCCAGCGACACAAGACCGTTACGCAGCGGGGAAGTCGCATCGCCCGTAACTTGGACTTCTGCGAACTTCGCACCGGCTGAGAAGAGGTGCTTGTAGAACGATGGAGGTGCGACGAACCAGCGGTTCTCTTCCGGAACAGACTGGTTGTCAAGAGACTCTGCCATCTTGAGCATGGTGTTGACGGCAGTGTCGCCCGGAGTGGTTGCACCGCCGATATCCAGAGCGGAACCGAGAGTACCGATTCCAGAAATCTGTGCAGTGGTCGCACCCGACTCACCAGTGAGACCGGCGTCAGTTGCCATGATGTCAAGGATGTTAGCATCGTATCTGCGCTTCAAAGCAAACGCACCAGAAGAGGTGGAGAGTGCTTCGAAGTTGATGTGCGACTGACGCTCTTCGATGTCGTCAATCTTAAACGAGAAAGCATTTGCTTGATCGACTACCATAGTAATCTGATCGTCAGCAAGGTCTTGCGCGTTGATAACCGAGCCGCGACTATACGAGGACACGGTAATTACCGGTTCCTTGATAATGCGGACGGTGTCGCCAAAGTTCTCAATTTCGCCAGCGTAGTCGGTATTCGTAATGTCTTCTACAACCGAAGCGCGACGGAAGAATTTGAGAACCTTTTGGCTAAAGATTTCCGGCGTAAAGTTGCCGGAAGGCAGGTTACCATAACCTGCGGAGGTACCAAAAGCCATTGGTTTACCCTTCCTTTGAGGTTTAAGAGTTGAAGTCTATTCGGCCTTCCATGCGTGCCGCGTCGAGTTCTGCTTCGTGTTTTTCGAACTCCCACGGCTTCATCTTGCCGATGTCAGAAGCCTTCCAAATCCTGTCTCCGCCTTTTTCGGTCTTTACTTCACGGGCTGGTGGCCTCGTGACTGCCTCTGCAGCAGAAGAACTAAATTTAGTCCGCTTCTTTGTTTGGCCTGTGTCGGCCTTGTACAAGTCCACTATGCGTGCCGCCCAACGAGCATCCGTGTTGTTTTTGTAGATGCCGTCAGAGATTGATTCGGGCTGCTCTTGTAGCCACTCTAGGAACTTATCTTCGGACTTGAGCGTATCGAAATCGGGCTGTAAACGTAATAGCTCTTCATAAGCCTTTTGTTTTTCCAGTTCTTTTTCCCGTTCCTTGATAGTGCCCAACTCTTCACGGAGTTCCGAAAGTTGCGACTCTGCCTGAATCGATGATACGGTTTGAACCACATCGAACACTTCTGGGTATTGTTCTTTGAATGCTTGCAGTTCCTCGATTGTCTTCGGTGCTTGTACACCAGTAGGCATGTCCACTTCGCGTGAATCTATCGCCTCTCGTAGGGTTGTGATTTCCTGCTTGAATTCGTTGACCTTACTGTCGTAGTGTTTTTTGAGGTCGTCGTATCGCTTTTTGTAGTCGTGTTCCTCTTCTTTAGACTCGACGAAGCTACTGCTCTGCGGAGTGGCCGTCTCTTCGGGGTCCGCTTCGGCTTGGGCTTCTACCTCTTCTTCGTCGTCTTTGTGAACATCCTCACGGTACTGACCGCGATACAGGGACTCGCTGTTGACTACACCGAACGAGTCATTCGGCTTGTTGGCACGGTGGCCGCGTACTTTCTTTGCCATTTTACTTACCTCACTAGCGGGGCCACTTTGGCGTGTGGGTGGCCGCTCCGGTTGTGTCAGGGCCGCGAACACGCGGGTAGCTGACTAATTATTTACGAACCCTTCCGGGGCCGCATCGAGGGCATAATAGTCGTGCCCTCCAAAACTTGTAAAATATCTCATTTTAGGATTGTCTTCGAAATCTTTCGCTAAAGGAGCGTCAGGTTTCGTATAAAACATTATGTCAGATGGAAGAGGTCGTTGACCCTCTGTTTCAGGATTCATTAAGTTTTCCGCTGCTGTGAACAGCTTGCTGACTGCATTAGGAACCCGGCCTTGAACAACCTCTCGTAAACGAGGTGTAATTTTTTTCGGCTCTAGTCCGTCGTACTGAAACATACGACTTCCAGTGCCTCGTGATGATCTTTGCTTCATTACAGATGCTAAATCGTTCACATTTTTAAAACTTGGACGATTAGTGTTTGCTCTATTAACAGCGGTTTGCATAACACCTGTCATAGACTCTACTGAGTCTGTAGATGCGGTCGTTTCAACTAAACCTAAAACAAACAGCCTTCCTCTATCATCCAAACTATCTATTAAGTTTTCAACATCCCCGCGTTGTCTTTTACTTTTTAGGAACGTCTTAAAAACTTTACGAGTGCTGTCATCGATGGGTATGGACTGATCGAAAGGAATGTCTTCCCCTACGTCACCCCCGTCTGCGAACTTTTTTCCGTCGAGGAATCCACCCCCCGCTTTTTTCTGCCGACTCGCGACTTCTTTCTTACCACGGTTGTTAATTTTGCGGAGGCGGTCGTAGCCGATGATTTTGGCTAACTCAGGAGGTACGACAACTTCGCCCTTCGAAAGAGCAACGTCTACTGTCCCTTCATATAGTTTACGATCTACACGGCCAATGTCAAGTCCTTTTTGTACAGCCACTTCGTAGGCTTTCATCAACATCTTTCGTATGTCTTCGCTACCGGCGATTTCTACGGCTGCTGCGTTGATGATAAATGTGTCCGGTGTGACCTTGCCGTTTTGATCGTCGGCTACGGTTTCACGCTCTGTAAAGTTCTCGGGTGGCCCCTCGACGAAACCGGGTTCGAAGGTGCCTTGAGGTGTGTCACCCTCTGCCATACCGACGCGACCGCCTCTGCGGAATCCGAAGTCAGTAACGCCCTCATAGCTTGCCGCGTAATCATCAGCAAAGTCACTCATGCTGTATTCTGTTGGGGATGTTTCTTGAGGATCACCCTCGTCCCTAAGACGATCCATCATACGATCTCGCGCGGCTTGACCTCTTTCAAATGCGGCATCTCTTTCTGCTTCTCGTATACGATTCGCTTCGCTGCGTGATTCAGTTACGGACGGCACGAAGTCATCCGGTTGCGATGTATCTACTTTAGTAGTCGGCGTGATGCCGTACTTGTCTTTGAGAAAGTCAACTGCCGTACCCCGACGCCTGTCGAGTGCAGACGCATTTTGACCCGGACTTAAATTGCTCGTTTTGTGAAAGAAACCACCATACGAGGAGTCGGTTTTCATAACGCCATCAACGTGCTGCTTGTAAGCTACGGCAGCATTTACAAAGTTCACGCCCTTGAGACCTGAGATATCCACTTCAGCCTGTCGCGCCATGCTACGAAACTCTTTTTCACGGAGAGCTTGTGCCTGAGATGCGGAAACCATCATGTGACCCGAATCATCGCGCTGTCCCGTATGCACGGTACCAAACGCGTCCATGATTGCGCCCTCGATACTCGTAACACCGGAGAGTCCTGATGAACCGGGCATACCTTGCGGACCCGCACCCCTGCGTATAGACGTGTTTTCTATCATCGTGCCCGGGATGAAACCTTTGCGTATTTCATCTGTGCGATACATATCACTCTGACTGAGGCCACCCAAGTTACCAGTAAAGATTTTACTACCCGGTGCGCGACTAACAGTCTGACCTTGAAACTTGAACATCGAACCCGCGTTGCCGCCGTACGAAGCGATTGACTCGGCGTTCTTGCGATGTTGTTTTCGTGCAAGTTGCCCAGCGCCGTACGCTAGAGCAGAGATAGGAAGTCCTGTAGCTACAGTGGCTACAGTACCGGGTACTCCTGCAGCCTGTTCGAGGTACCGACTAAATCCCTTGCCGTTCAAGTCGCTTTTCTCTTGAGTGTCAAAGTTACGAATGTACTCGTACGGGTCTTCCGTAGAGATTTGCTGGCCCGTACCTACGATAGGAATCTGACCGAATACGTTTGCTACTTGTTCGTCACGTTGACCGACGGGTGTGAGGATGTTTGGACGTACTGGTTCGTCATCTTTTTCTTCATCATCTACTTCAGGTGCCGCTTCTACACCGATGCCGGGAAAAGAGTAGTAATCGACAAATTGTTGTTGATATTGTTCAGGAGTTAGCGTTTTAGACATCGTTTCTCACCACCGCTTCGTAATTACTCTTCAACTTGAGGAGCATTTCCAGTAAAGCCAGCTTCCCCTGCGTCTGGCGCAACTCCGACTCCGATTGTGCCATCACCACGGCCTGAATCGTCACTTCCCGGAGGTCCGCTAGGTACTCCTCCATTTGGGGCCATTCCGGGCTGTTGAGGAGCGCCGCCAGCTTCCGCGCTTGCTGCTTGTTGAGCATTCTGCATCATCCCTTGTAACATCTGTGCGTAGAGTTGTGCTTCGTTTACGTCGTTGACGAGGCTGTCCGGATCGATGTCCTGTGCGATTGCCAACTCTCGCATGAGGTTCGGCAGCTTCACAAACGGCGCAAGCATCGGATTAGCTATCGTCTGCAGTAACGAGGTGAGACGCTGGGTGCGTACCTCTTTCTGCATAACTGCCGCTACGCCGCGTGGCTTAATCTCCAAGTCACCCTCGATGTCCTCCGATTCCATGTTGAACTGCATGTTCCACTGAAAGTACGCTTCACCGAGTGGCTTGAGAAGATGATCGTCGATGTTCTTGATGACCGTCTTCATCGACAAACCCGCACTGCCCATCAGCATAGACAGTCCTGCTGCTGTGCGTCCGGTGCCGGTGACCCCTGTCTGACCGTGCATGATCGATGGTATGCCTGTCTCCTCGTCAGCAAGCTGGCGAGATATCTGATACATCTGTATGTTCTCGGGAGCAGTGTTCGGGAACTTAAGGCCGTTAATGGCCGTGCCCGTAACACCTGACTGACGACGGAATATCTTGCCGGGGAAGATGTCCATGTTCTGTCCCGGCACGAGGGATGCCTCGTCGACATCGAAGACGAGGTTGCCAGCGAGGGCGAGGTTGTCGATAGCCATACGAACGTGACCGTTCATAAGTAGTTGGGCATCTTCCATATTCTCTGCGACACCAACACCCCAAATCTGATAGGGATTGATCTCGAACGGAAACGCTTGATAGGGTATCCGCGCAGGAGTGAAAGGGTTGACTACGCAACGCAAGACTTCGTTGCCACACACCCACACGTTGACCTGTAGCTGGTCGAACTCCGACATGTTTTTAGCTTCCTCTAAGCCTACTTCGTCAGCGAAGTAAGCATCGAGGACGCCCCAATACTCAAGGACTTCGAAACGATTCTCTTGATAGTACGCTTCGGTTTCGTCCTCTCGGATCGTGTCTTCGTAATATTTGTCAGAATAGTTCGGCCCCTTCGCAAGGACATTTTGAATCGCTGTAGCGTCGAAGTGTGGCCGCATGATGAGACTACGTAGCTGTTGTCTATTCATGCGGTGACGCTCGATGACGTACTCGCAATCCTCTATCGACGTAGCTGACGGGTCAGGGTGGAAATCCCAAAGCGAGACGGCCTCGATACGAGGCACAGTCTTCTCGTAGGGCATGTAGTCGCGCTCACCATCTTCACCGCGCTGCCACTTGTGGACACGCTTGAAGAAATTGAACGGCCCCTTGACGATGCCCGTGCCCAAGAGTGCGGACTCGAATATCGCTTTGCGGAATACGTTGACCGCATTCGTGTCGAGGAGTTGATCGTGGATCAGCTTCTCCATCCGACGGGCCTGTTCCTTTGCCGGTTCGAACTGTGGTTCACCGACTTTCGCTTTGCCCGGAACGAGCATATCCCCGAACTCTTTTCCGTACGATCCCAAGACGTGGGAGTCGGACGCCATCAAACCTCCCGGAGCTATCATACGTCCATCACCGGGGAATCCGTACGGATCGCTGGGTTTGATTTCATCGACAGGCGTCCGCGCATGTGCGAACTCTGCGATGCCTTCCGGTACGGGAGTCGACTCGACAACCAGTGGAAACTTTTTGTTCGCAAACAGGATGTCGACGATCTGTCCGTACGCCGCAAGAACTTTCGTCTTTGTTATTTTTATGAATACCTTCGACCTTTCTGAGTCGCGGTATTGCGTTGTCGAATCGTAGATTCCTCGAAAGTTTTTGTACGCCTTAAGCCAACGCTGCTCGTACGAATATCTGCCGTTCTCTGCGTCTTTAAATTTAGACGTGACGTACCCGGCAAGGCCGGGCATCTGTTCTTCAGGGGACGGAATAGGTACTGCCGTGTCGTCTTGCGGCTCTAGGAAGTTTTCGGACATGATAATCCTTTAGTCGTTGCCTTGTGGGCGGTCATCAGCCATGCTGAACAGAGAAGCCTCTACAGTCGGCTTAGTCTGTTGCTTGGGCATGTCTTCAGTGAGGACATCGGTCTTCGCGCGAGTGTCGAATTCGAGACCCTCACGATAGAGCTTGTCCGCGCCCATCTGATCGTCGATGGTTGTTGCATCGGCGTTCATGATGTACGCTTCACCAAAGTTGTAATTACCCGTGGTCTGGTTTGCCATTTTTTCCTCCGTTAGGGTTGTTTTACTTTAGTATCTAAGAAACTTTCACGCGGAGCGTCTTTCATAGGATACATTGCAAACTCTGGTTTGATATATCCCAGAGCATCTGTTTGAGGGGCAACGTCTGTTCGCGGACCAAGACCTGATCCACCGGGAGTCGTAGCCCTCTGATCTTCACGAAACTCTCTATCACTGAATGCCATTCCGGGAGGTGCTATTAGCTCTGACGCTCCTGCTGCAACACCCTTCATGCCAGCTACAAAGGGAGTGTCTCCCTGCCCTTCTGCTTTTCTGGAAGCTATGATTGCGCTTGATCCTACAGCGACAGGCAGTAGTCCTTTTAATATCTTGCCGCCTTTATCGGTTATCTTCGAGTAATCTATATTGAAACCTGCACTCTTGAGAGCGGCCTTTGTGTTGTCATCGAAGTCAGCAGGCGTGGTCGGTAGAGGCGCATCTGCTTCCGGGGCTACCTTAACAGGTGCTTCTTGTGCAGGAAGTTCAAAATATCCTTCAAATCCGGGAGTTTGAGTAGTGATTCTTTCTGTTGGCATCGGGATGCGTTCCCCGATATCGAAACCTGCCTCCGTTGCAGCGTTTGCCCAGAAACTTGCAAACATATTTGCGTTTGCCCTGTCAACCTCTCCGACCGCACCGGGAAAGGCTTGCTGGTACGTTGTCAGTTCCCCCGTGCTGCTTTTACCTGCCGACTTGAGGCTACGGCCTTGAAGGTAAGCGAGGCGGTCCTGATCTATACCAATCGACTGTCCGACTGTAGCGTGAACATTCCGAAGAAGTTGCGAACCCTTCTTACCAGTGAAACCTTCAGGCGCGAGAGTATCGAAATAACGATTTGTCGCTCTATCAAATGCGATATCTTTAACCTTGACCGTCTTTAGAAGGTCAGTCATGTCTTGTGAGGTTACGGGCTTCCCGTTAGCCTTGACAAAGAAAAATTCTTTACTGCCAGTAGTCAGGTTTTGTTGCAGGATGCTATCTGCAACTGGATTTAAAGGGATATTGACAGCGCGTCCCTTTGCACCCTTCGCTTCTGATTCGATGTAGATAGCACCGCTGTCAGGCTTGTAAGATGTTACTTTGAGACCTGCCGCAGCGTTAGGACGTAAGCCTGTGTTTAAATTAAAAATAATTGCTTGTGCGATAGGACGAGTCTTCGGGTCGTCGAGATACTTTGCAACACCCGCGAACAACTGGCTCATCTTGGCCTTATCCGGGTTGATTGCAACTTCAGATACTGCCTTTGCAGGTTCGGAGCGTCCGAAGATTCGATTGTTGAGGTCCGTGTTCGGAGCCTTGTCCGGAAGGAGCTTATACTCTGGAGTGTCCGGACCATACAGACCCTTGAGCGTCAGGCCGACCTGCCGCAAATTTTGCATGGCAGTCTTAACGGTTGACGTGTCTTCACTATTCTTAAACGTACGAGAGAGAAGAGTGATTCCGTCCGCATCCTTTTCGAAAAGACGCATAGCAGAGCCGGGTTGATCAGCGATGTCTTTGAAGAACTGTACGGAGGATGTGACGAAAGCGTCCCCTCGCTTGTTCTTTGTAGCGTATGCCTGTGCGACCTCGCGTATTGTAGCTGTTTTTGGATCGAGTTCTGCCATCGATTAATATCCGAATGTCGCGTCGTGAACTTGGTGGACTTGATTCTTGATTGCGCCGAGTTGTTTGTGGATCGACGAGTATCCGCTCACTCGTGTCATCAACATGTAGCGTAAGGCGTCGTACGCGTGATCTTCTGACTTAGTGTCTACATCTTCACTGTTGCTTTTCGACAGGGGTATACCCGCAAGCTGTTTGATTATATTCTGACACGAAGAGAAGATACGTAGACGCGGTTCGTTCGTGTACGGATCGTCAGCGAGGCGACGATGTATTTCCATCTTCCCCTGAATACGATTACGGTCGGATGGCGTCCATCGCACACCGACTCGCATCATCGTCTCTGCTATCGATGGACCGAAGCCTGTTTTATTCCAGCACGACGAGTCGAGGACCGTATAGTACGGTAACGGATCGAGTTGTTCTGCTTCTAATATTCTATCGGCTAACTCTTCTGCTGTCAAGTGTTTAGCATATAGTTCGCGATAAATCCAGATATTATTGTCCCAGTCAATAGCCCCCCACAAAACGCACGACGGACTCGCATAGCCGTAGTCCGCCGCTCGTATGCGGGGCCAGTTGGTAGGAAGGTCATAAGGCTCGACAACATGACGCACTCGTGAAAACTCGGGAAAGGCCGCTCCCTCCGCCACGTCCCAATCACCTTCGAGGAGTCGCCTTCGTTCGACATCCGGGAGCGACCTGAGCATAGCCTCGTATTGGCCGTCTGCCATCAGGTAGGGATTGTCGGTCAACCGCGCCGGTACGAATTTGCGAAGGAACAGCGGCTGACCTGCTTTCTCGTGACTGTCAGGCCACAGAAAGTCTTTTTTGGTTTCTATATCGAAGGCAGGAAAAGGCTTGTTTGGTTCGATGCCATCGATATAAGTCTTCTTGACCCACCAACCACCCACTCCTCCGGGGTTGGCTGTGCAGCGCATGTACAGGTGTTGCTGGAGTTCAGGATCAGTAGTACGAAGGCGAGAACGCAGGTAATCCCATACGTACGGTGTGGGATACTGTGTGATCTCATCGATGCCTATCCAGTTGAACGCCTGACCTTGAAAGCGCGTCACGTCTTTGTCTTTGTCGAGGTACGTAAACCACATCGTCGCCCCGGACGGAAAGACCCACGTCGACTTCGACTCTCGGAACTTCGCACCCGGAAATGCCTTCGGGTAGAGTTGACGAGACTTGTCGATCAGTTCGGTTAGCTCGTCGAGAGTACGCCTAAGAAGAAGCCCACGATGATTAGGGTTGTGACAGTAGCGCAAAGGATCGGCCAAGAGAGCGAAAGATTTACCGCCCCCTGCTGCACCACCGTAGAGTACGTCTCGCTCACCCGCCGACAGAAATTCCGTTTGCGGACCCGTATTCGGTTGGAAGACGACTTCACTTTCGCCGACAAGTTCCGATACTGGGTCTGGCAGATCAGCCACATCCCCAAGATCGATTGTGGCAGACTGATTGCCGACAAGAGCGTTTTCAACTTTGGTAGCCTGTTCTTCGAGCTTTCGGGCATAGCGGCGTTTATCCTCTGCTGCTTTGGTTGATTTTGCGGCACGACGCTTTGCAGCATTGACACGTTTCGTCGCTGCACGCCTTGCACGCTCCTTTGTAGACAGGTTATATGTGGCTTTTGGCGCATTAGGGTCTTTTTTTGGTCTGCCGCGCCTCTTGGGGGCTTCTTCAGCCATCGATGACTACTTCGTTCTTCGGTGGCAACAGAACTACACCGTGCATTGCCGTGACATTGTGGTTTATCTGCTCTGGAGCGCGTACGCCGACGCGTGTGAGGAGCGATTCTGCTGCCTTGAGACGTAAGTCGTCACCGCGTTCGGGGGCGGGATTGTCTATTGTCGTGACGAGGCGGTTAGCTGCTTTGATCGCATTGACGGAAAGGATGTCTTTTGTGCGTTCGACGATCTCATCGGCTAGAGTTTTCTTGAGCCACTGGCTCGAACCCTTCGAATAACCCGCATCTACGGCTGCTTGAGTGACGTTTCCGCCGTTTTCGAAGAGATTATCGAGAAACGTACGCTGTTGGGGCGTCAATTCGCGTTCTTTTACGGGTTTTTGCGGAAGTAAATTCATAATATCACAAGTATAGGAGCTATTTTCGGTGTTGTCAACTTTTTTTCTTGACAAATCCGGAATCTGACAGTACACTGCGTGTAAGACCCGCTGGGATATACACCCGTATCTGCAAAAGTGGCCCAGTAAGGAACCGCCGGTACCCCCTTAAGGTGTACGTTTTGGTATTTCATTGCGGTGTACGTTTTTACGTATGCCTATTACTCCAAAAAAGTAAAATTGCTGTCGGGATTGCATGCAAATGCGGGGGTACCCCGGGTGGCCCATGCGTGCCTACGCGCACGGCATATTTCTTTTAGTTTTTCTTGTCGCAGTATGCCCTCGCCGAGGCGGCCCCCACCCATCAAAACACACCCAGCGATTTATCCCGCCGGATATATAGCGGGTCACCCGTCGCGCACGCGCACGCGTTGCCTAGTTTGTCATGCCGGTAATGGCCCGATGCCCTCAATAGATGCCAGAAAGCGCAGCAATACCCGAACAAGCAACCCGCCGAAATATCCCGCCGATACAAGCCGCAAGCGATATATCCGACAACCGCCCATAAAAAACCCCCAGCACTAAGGCCGGGGGAGTTGGGGAGGAAAGGGTTGTCGGTGATTAATCGTCTTTGGTCACCTTGAAGTTGCCCACCTTGATAGAACGCGGCGATGAGCTACCAATGTAGTTAGTAAAACCCATCGAATCCATAAACGATTCTAAGCCCCGGATCTGGTTGTTGATCGCATCGAGATGACAACGAAGCACGCGGATTTCGTGCTCAGTAATCGCGAAAACATCGGCAGCTTCGCCAGTGGTCAGTTCGTTCTTAATCGTGCTTTGCATCGCAAGTTCTCCGTTGGTAAATGAGGCCGGTAGAAGCACCGGCCCCAATGTTGTACGTTTTTTAGGCCGATCTGGCAAGCCGATATATTTTGTAGTACCCGCCCCGGTTGTTCCCGGTATTTTTCGCCTCTATGTCGTAACCCGCCTTTCGCAGATCACTCAGGTAGGAATATACCGATCTCTTCTGGACACCCATATGCCCGGCAAGAGTAGGCACGGCGATGAACCCCTGCGACATCCAGCGAATAGCGCAGTAGTGGGTTGACGTCAGTTCGACATCGTCGTTCGGCTGCAGGACCGATTCAGGCAGCGGCGGCTCTTCGATTTCAGCTTCCGCTATCTGTTCCGCAAACAACGTCCCGCGCAATTTGTTGATTAGCTGGTCGCGTTCGTCCTGTCGAATAATCAGCTCAAACCGATCAGCCAGTTTCACAAATTGGTCGACAAGTTCTTTCGGTAGTTCTCTCATTTCTTTGTTCCCTTCTTTGTTTAGAATTGCATGATCGCCGTGATCAAGACGATTAAGAAGCACAAAACCGCCAAGCGGTACGCTATTAGAAGCGCTTCCAATTACGCCACCTTTCGCTCGAGACCGCGCCAGAAGTCAGACTCGATCACCGTCCGCACTTCGTCAGCCCGTCTAGTCGCGACAAGTTCCCGGTTACTATTCCGGGCTTGGATATTCGGGAGATGGGTCGAGTAGTGTGTGAGGGCATTATAAGCAGCCCACAAGGTCGAACCCAGTTCGGGGGTCTCTTCCTTGAACCGCTCCAGCAGCCAATTTAGCTTTCGCTCATTAATCGCCAGATTCTCGTCTAGCTTGGCAGCCCGGGTATTCTTCCGGCATATGGTCGCCTTGAGCATCCGCAGCAGGTCGAATTCCGAGCAGTGGCTGTTCTGCCAGACTTCCATCTGGTCACGCTGGTTCGTCCACATGTCGAGGCCCACTTCCGCCTTTTTCATCATGGCGTCGACATCGATGTGCCCCTTGTGAATCTTCCTCTGGTGGTACGATTTCTGCCCACCAAACACTAACGAGTTGCGGCACAAGTCACGGTAGGCACCCGAAAACACCTGAAAGGCCCATGACAGGTCGACCGAATTAAAAATGTCCATGCGGCATTTCACAAGGTCAATCTGCCCGGTACGGGTCCGGGTTTCGGTGTTAAGGTCGTTGAACATCACCGTCCGATGCACCCGTTTACCGTTGCCATAGATACGATCAACAACCGACACGTTATCGGTTGGCAGCGGAGATTCCGCCAGCAGCGCGGCTTGTTTCCCAAAAAGGGTATCGTGCGGAATTAGGGCATAGTGCCGGGACACTGGCCGGACATCCAACAGCGCATCGGTCGCCCGATTATACAATGCCGAATAACCGTCGACAGGTCGGTCGGTCATTATGTCAAATTCCATCCGATCATCGTAGGCACGAACAGGCGTGCTGGCAGTGAGCGGCACCCGCTCCACCTTTGCGTACTTGCTGTAAAGGCTCACATCAGACGGATTGCCATGTTTCGAATAAATCTCGTCACCGTGTTTCACGGCGTTATCGATAGCGGTGGTTTCTTGTTCGATTAGGTCAAGCATGATTAGTTCTCCTTTGTTCATGCGTTGTTGGTAGTTGAATCATGGCACACAATTTGCACCAGTTGAACCCCCGCGCCGAAAATTTTTTCGGGCGGTTGGACGCAGCCCCGCGACTCGCCGCGCCCGTCGATCAGCCCGTCGCCCCGCCCCCGAACGCGGCAGGAAGCTCCAGCCAATCCCCAAAAAACGTACATATTAGCGTCGGCCCGTTTGTCATGTGATGCCGTGCCGGTCGCGCCAGACGCGCCAAGTAATCGCTTGTAGTTGGTAGGGCATGAGGCCGAGCCGTTCCGCTGCTGCCTCATACGCAGCCTGAAGAGCGCGATACTCACGGACGCCGATGTTGGTCCGGTCGTCAGTGAGGCCGACGCGCTCACCATAGGCGATGTTCCGGGCGTGGCCGTCTATGGTCACGTTGAACTCGCCCATGATATCCATAAAAAAGGACGTGATTTTTTGTCCCTTCAGCATACGTTTTGCGCCGTCGTAATCCGGACGCGCCGCCAAGATGTCCCATGCCTTCTGTTTCATCTTGTTATATGTCGAGACTTTCACCGCGTCGATGCCGTCACCATTCACAAAGGCACCGATTAACGCGTCAGCATTTGTCAAGTTACGTGACCATCTGTTGTTAGGTGAAAGCGCGGCGATAACAGCAACCGCAATATAAACCGCAATGTCATATTTTACCGCGATGAGATATGCCGCCTTCTGTGCGTTTTCATACCAGACAAGCCCCTCGTTATGCTGGACGCAGTCAGCATCACGGTAGACGCTGGTAATATTGTAGATCATCTTTTCGTGATCGATAAGCGCGGCCTGTTTTGTCATGTGATTACCTTTCGTTAGAAAACGATGTCGGAAACCTACGGGTAATATCCGCCCCGGTCAAGCGGTTTTATTTTCTCGCCCTGTTCCCGCAGCCAGCACGACGGACAACGAAGCTGTCCGCCATCTTTGGTTAATGCCGGTTCGCCGCACACGTCGCACGGGTAGTTAGTAGACAGAGTAGTCTTTAGCGTCGGTCGATTTGTCTTTGGCGTCGTCCGGTTTGCCATGCTCTTGTGGTTCGTTTGCCACGATGTCACTGTCTAGCCACTCCGCGCGTAATTTATTATAGATATCGATGCAAGATTCGCCATGTTTTGCCGTCCACTCTTCGCGGGTCATGCACAAGGCGTCCTCTTCCATTTCGATTAGCCAATCACTTACTCTGCCCATCTCGTGTACCTACCTTTCTTTCGTAGCGTTCGATAGCTGCTATAGTGTAGTCGACCTGCGTATATATTTTGTCGAGGTCTTCTGACATGATTTCAATATATTCCATCGCTTCCTTTGTCTGTGTCAAGAGGGCGCGGAGACCTGCAGTAGTGACAGCTTTGGCGCGGAACATCTCGCCACTGCCGTCACACTGTTCACACTCACCCATCACGCCGACAAGATCACCACCACGGATAGGATCGGGCCTAGCCTCTTCGTACTCGACGACGCCCTCTCCGCCACAGTCCCAGCATTCACAGCGTTCTACCTTTGCCATCAACCAAACCTTTCGATAACACCGACGACGGCGTGGTACGCCATCCAAACCAGAAAGCCAAGCACACACGCAAACAGAAGCATCTCTATGCCGTCGTGTGTGAGGTAGTAGTCCCTCACCCTGTGCCACAGCTTACTCATGTTCACCCCCGTTACCTCGTCCCAAGCCACCGAAATACTGCGGCTTACGTTTTGCCGTCTCGAAGACACCCAGCGTGATAAAGATACCAGCAAGCAGGATTGCGTGAACAAGCGCACTCACACCGAACACTACAATCGATCCTACCCACGACGAAAATATTATACACCACATCCACGCAAGAACTTGCATGATCATATGCCGAGTGTTGAGGTCGGGGATGTTGGACAGCGGGTTCTTTGCGCTGTCCATCACCAGTTGATAGAGCCTAGTCATACTCTGTTTCCCATCGTTTCTTTGCCAAGTCGACAGCGGCGTTGTGTAAGTCTTCTTCGCTTCGAAATAGACAAGCGGAATGATGCCCATACATCTTGTATGGCTTAAAGCGGGAAAGCAACTCTTCGATGGCCTCGTCGTACAAGCGTTCAAGGGTCATCTCGTTCTGATGATTACTCACTCTTCAACTCCGCATCCTCTGCGTACACCCAGTCAGCATACCAAAAACTATTGCCATCCTCGTTTTTTCTTGGCTGGAAATTGCCAACTTGATGAAGAATGCAGATGGCTTCTTCGATGTCACGTATTTGCGATAGAGTTATATCCCGACAGTCATCGATATAGCTGATGGTGTTACGCAGTTTATTGTGTGCAGCGAGCATGTCTTTTCTTTGCTTCGTTGTGATTTCCATGTGTCAATCTCCTTTGTTTGACGTTGTGCTAATTACCTATGCATATAACGTACACCGTCGTCAAGCACAAAAAACGGGGCCAGTCGATAAAGACCAGCCCCGCTTACTTTTGCTACCAACAACAAAAGGAGAACTACCACACCTCGTATGGTATGCAGAGTTTTAACACCACTCTTTCGTACCTGTCAAGCCACCATTTGCACTCGCGTTCAGATTTCGATACGAACACCGTAGACCACTTGGGGTAGTCGATATTGTGTCGTGACTTCACGCCGTTGCGTGGCGTCTCACCTAAACGTACAGACGACAGGGGTGCCACCACCTCCCACCGTCCTGCCGACTCGACGACTTCAGGAACGAGACGCTCCCCCTTACGATCACGGAATGTTCTTTTCATCAGAGTAATCCTCTACTCGAATACACAGTGCTTCCTGATTTACAGGCATCACTTCCCAAAATTCTACTGTCGATGCGAAGTAACACTCTGCCATCGTGTTGTACACGCCGATGCGTTCGAAATCAAATTCTTCGCTACTGAAGGCTGTTACTGCCAACAGCACCCACGCTACTGTCGTTTCCATTCGTCTCCTCTATCGCGTCGATGTAGATGTCAATCGATTCGCGTATGACATCAGCCACAGACACCTGTTCTCTGCTGGTTTCCTGTAGCATCTTTGCGTGTCTGTCGAGTACGTCATACTGTTTGACGGTCATCAACAACTTGTATTGTTTAGTAGGTTCATCGAGTTTTGCTGGTCGTGCCATCCTTCATCTCTTTTCGTTGTTCCTTTTCAAGTTTCTTTCTTCGTTTGTTAGGTACAACCTTGTTACGATATTTATCATCCCTTAAGGATTTAGCTATCGGATTAATTTTATTAATCTTAGTCATAATAGGGGTATCCCTAAAGGGGTATTATACATAGGTTAGTTAGCGTAGCTGGGCTTGTCAAACAAAAAATGCTCTTGACCGAGTTACCGATGTCCATTACTGTCGCCGACATGAAATCACCAACGTGGCTCAAATCATACGTCGAAGGACTCGACATCGTACCGAATACGAAGTACCGCTCCGACTGCCCAGTCTGCGGTAAACGTAATACGTTCTCTGTGACGGACAATGGCTTACAACGGCTATGGTATTGTTTTCATGCGGATTGTAACGTGTCGGGTCGAACGGGAGTGACGTTGTCGAAAAATACGTCGAAGGATATATTCACACCGAAACAACAACCGCTTTCCATTACCAATACTTTTTCTGAATTCGAGATGCCGGACACGTTCGTATCGGTCGGTCGAAGCCTCGACGCAGAACTCTATCTGCGTAGGGTGGGGGCGTACGATGCGTACCTCGCGGGGGCCGTAGACTTACGCTACGATGTTCGAATGAACCGTGTGGTATTCCTGATACGTGATGGAAAGAAAATTGTAGATGCAGCGGGGAGAGCTTTAGATGGACGTGGCCCTAAGTGGTATCGTTATGGATCAAGTAGAAGTCCTTTTGTTTCTGGCACAAGTTCATCTGTTGCCTGTGTTGTGGAAGATTGTGCCTCTGCTTGTAGTGTGTGCAGTGTTGTCTCGGGCGTGGCCCTCTTAGGAACTAATCTTCTTGCGGAACACATCGATGTATTGAAACAATATGATCGTGTGTTCGTAGCCCTCGACAAAGACGCTACTGACAAGGCGATTGCTATGGTACGAACGCTTCACTCGCATGTTCCGACACGCCTGATGGTTTTACGAACGGACTTGAAGAACATGGAAAGGACACAACGACATGAGTTCATACGATCCTACCTCGATTGACGTACAGGTGTTGGGGTTTTGCCTCGACATCGACTTCTTCACGAAGGTGTCGAACATACTCGACAGGGATATGTTCACGCGTGAGATGAAGGACGTGTACGACGCAATCATATTCTCTCACACAAAGTATGCTGCCTCCTTAAATACGTCAGAACTACTGTCCCTTTTTAACGATCGTAATCCGGCGATGCCCGACTCGGCGCGGGAGAAGGCGCACGAGTTGATCACGGCCCTAGAGCCGGGTAGTCCTGACAAGCACGATCTCTACCTCGACTTGGTCAATAACTTTTGGCTGCGTGACCGTGCGCGTCAGATAGGTGAGAAGGCCATCGAAATCTTTACGGGCGAAAGCGAAGACTTCGGTGCCCTGCGTCAGATTATTGACGTTATCGAAGATGGTCGGATTTCTGACAAGACGACGTATCGTGTCGTCACGAACGACCTCGACGCCCTGATCGACGAGGAGGTGGGCGATCCCGACTTCCCTTTCGAATTCGAACTGATACGTGAGCATCTGCCCGGCCTCGACCGTGGTAACTTGGGTATCCTGTTCGCGCGTCCGGAAGTGGGTAAGACTACGTTTTGTTCGTTTCTTGCGGCGTCGTACGTTCGGCAAGGTTTCAAGGTTTCGTACTGGGCGAACGAGGAACCGGCAGAGAAAATCATGCTGCGTATCGCACAGTCGTACTTCGCTGTATTCAAGTCGGAAATGCGTGGTCCGATGCGTGAGGACTTCGTACGTCGCTACGCAGAGGAGATAGCACCCTACCTGACGATCATGGATTCGGTGGGTACGTCTATCGAAGAACTCGACGACTACGCCAAACTCAACAAGCCCGATATCATCTTCGCTGATCAGCTAGACAAGTTCCGTATCGGCGGGGAGTACAACCGTGGTGACGAGCGCCTCAAGCAAACGTACGTCCTTGCGCGTGAGATAGCGAAGCGTAACAAGTGCCTTGTCTGGGCCGTCAGTCAGGCAAGTTATGAGGCTCACGACCGTCAATTTATTGACTACTCTATGCTCGACAACTCACGTACGGGTAAGGCGGGAGAGGCGGACATCATCATCGGTATAGGCAAGACTGGATCGAGTGAAGTAGAGAACACCGTGCGGCACATATGTATCTCGAAGAACAAGCTGAACGGCTATCACGGCATGATCAACTCACAGATCGACGTACGCAGAGGAGTGTATTACTGATGGTTAAAAAAGAAAATGAAGATATACTAAAGCGTCTATTCGACGAAGAGTATCTGGCTGCACGGAAGCGGTGGCCTGACTTAAGCGAAGAACAGATATACAAGTTTGCGGAGTTCTTCGCACGCTTGAGATTCGAGGAGCAAGAATGAACGGTATCGTATTCGACGTAGAAACGACGCACACGGCCAAAGCGAACGGCAGCAGTACCCCCCTACCATATTTCGGCAATCGCCTTGTATCGATAGGATGGCGCTGGATACGTGAGCCGTACATGTACTACGATTGTTACTCGCATTCGACTGAGCCACCCACTCCTGACGCGTTCACAAGATTTCAAGACGCCTTGAACTTTTGTGACATTCTTGTGGGTCACAACATCAAATTTGACCTGCAGTGGATACGCGCGTGTGGGTTTGTGTACGAGGGTGAAGTTTATGATACGATGGTTGCGGAGTATATTCTATCACGAGCGAGGCGTTGGCCTCTTGGACTTGCTGCTCTTGCAGAAAAGTATGACGTTACCAAGAAAGAGAAGGACATGGTCGCGCCGTATCTTGAGAAGGGGGTCACGTTTTACGACATACCGTGGGAGGTGATTGAAGAGTACGGACGGGCTGACGTACTCGCTACACACGAGATAGCCCTCAAACAGCTAGATGCCTTTGGCACCACATACGGAGATATTTATGCAGACAAAAAATGGGTTAGTCCCGACACTGCGCCTGTCGCTTGAGATGACGGACGCTCTCGCGTCTATCGAACAAGAGGGCTTGAAGATAAATCTCGACACGCTCGAAGAAATCGAACGAGCGTATAAGCAAGAGATGGATGGATTAGAGGTGCGTCTCAAGGAACTCGCACAGGATGCGGTAGGAGACACACCTGTCAACCTTGCGAGTCCGGATGATCGGTCGATGCTTCTGTACTCCCGTCGCGTCACGAACAAACAGGAGTGGGCAGCGACGTTCAACTTAGGTACGGAGCGGCGTGGTGCTACGGTCAAGCCTAAGATGCGTCGACGTATGTCACGTAAGGAGTTCAATCGTAATGTCGGTCGCCTGACTGAAGTTGCTTACAAGACCCGTGCAGAGCGGTGCGCTGGTTGTCTCGGTCACGGAAAGAACCGCCCCGTGCGTAAGGACGGCACTCCGAGTAAACTCGCTCGTAAGTGTAAGGGCTGCGGCGGTGCAGGCGTGATATACAAGTCGACGGGTGAGGTTGCGGGGTTTAAGCTCCTGCCTCGTTCGACGTACGACTTGGCGGCGGCAGGGTTCCGCACAGACAAGGACACACTAGACGAACGGCGGGACGACTTACGAGGAGATGGTCGCGAGTTCGTAGAGTCGTACGTACGGTATAACGCCCTGCGTACCTACCTCAACACGTTCGTCGAGGGGATCAAGAACAATGTGGACTCGAAGGGTTTTATCCATCCGGAATTCATGCAGTGTGTTACGGCGACGGGTAGGCTTTCGTCTCGCAATCCGAACTTCCAAAACATGCCACGCGGTTCGACATTCGCAATACGTAAGGTCGTCGAAAGTCGCTTCAGTGGTGGTCACATTCTTGAAGGGGACTACTCGCAGTTAGAGTTCCGTGTGGCAGGGTTCCTTGCGAAGGATGAACAGGCATACACCGACGTGCGAAACTTTGTCGACGTTCACAACTACACAGCGTCGGTTATCGGCTGCACACGACAAGAGGCGAAGGCTCACACGTTCAAGCCCTTATATGGCGGCACGTCCGGTACGGAGGATCAGAAGCGGTACTACGCCGCGTTCAAAGACAAGTACGCTGGCGTGACAGAGTGGCACGAGGAGCTACAGCGTCAGGCTGTTACGGAGCGCGTGATTGCTCTCCCGTCCGGTCGGGAGTACGCGTTCCCCGATGCGCGTTGGACAGAATACGGCACAGCTACAAATCGTACGGCGATATGTAACTATCCTGTGCAGGGGTTCGCCACTGCTGACTTACTGCCTATCGCACTGGTTTCATTACACAATGTTGTCAAGAGTGCAGGTATACGTAGCGTGATTTGTAACACTGTTCACGACTCTATCGTGATGGATGTACATCCGGATGAAAAGGACACGTGCATCGATTTAATGAAGCACGCGATGCTGTCGCTGCCGTTCGAAACTATGCGTCGTTACGGCTTGACGTACGACATGCCGGTTGGCATAGAATTGAAGATCGGAAAAAACTGGCTTGACTTACATGAAGTAGAACTATAAGATATCATACACCCTATATTTCCACAAAGGAGAAGGATTATGGATGGGACAGAAATGGTAGAAATACTCGGCGGTGATGACCTAAAGGAAATCATGCGCCTAACGGGACAGGCAGACGACTCACCAAAGGAGCGTGTAGGTCTTCCCCGACTAGGAATTAACTACGATCAGGAATCGGATGATGGGGAACCGCTCACGCGGGGAAACTGGAAGATGATGGTCGATGGTCGAAACGTCTATGCAAAAGAGGTAACGATCCAGCCCTTGATGCGGCGCTTCGAGTATAGCGTGTGGGACTCAGAGATGAACGACGGGCGTGGCGGGTTCGCGGCGAAGTCTGTTCAGACCGACTCTCTTCGTGCATCGTTTCCCGACAGCAGTGGCGGTAATAAGTGTGGACGACTGTCAAGAGACGAGGAGGAGTCCCTAGACGAGGGTGATCCCCGTGTTCTCCTTTCTCGTAGTGTCGTCTGCAATCAAGTAATTTACGGGAAGATCAGCGGAGACTTCGAAGACTCTGCAGGTAATCCTGTCAAGCTCGATAAATTGCCGTTCGTCGCTTACTTCAAGAAGTCAGGCTTCAAGCCGATAGCAGACTTCATCGGCAGTCTGTCGAACCAGAGTAAACTGATGTGTCAGTGTCGTGTTTTACTGCGGACACATAAAAATAAACGCGGTAGTGTGATCTACTGGACTCCTGTGCCGACGTTAGTGGATACCGTATCACTAGATTCGGACGACAAGGACTTGATGATCAAGTTCGAGGAGACCATCAACGGTCACAATCAAATGATCCTGAAAGAGCATGGTGAGGCATCGAAGAAGCAGTTAGCCGACGAGGACTACGATCTCGCGGCGGACTTCAAAGATGCCAACGCTGCTTAACATCCAAGACTACATGACGAAGGTTATCCGGGGGGAGACAAAACTCTCCCCGGCTAACGTCGATCTGTTTGTTGAAGACTGTAAGACTGCAGTTATAAAACAACTGGGCGGACGAGAGCGAAGTTATCGCATACGAATGTCCGGACTCGGTAAGCCCCTCTGCCAACAAGTTTGTGAGAAGCACGGCATCGAAGAGACGATGCAGTACAACAGTGTCATGCGCTTCTTGTATGGTGACATCACAGAAGCCGTTATGATGCTTGTTATGCGAGAGGCCGGTATCGACATCGTCGACTACCAGCGAGAGGTCAAACTCGATCTCGACGGGCATCACATTACAGGCACGCTCGATGTTATCATACGTGACGGTGCAGGTGTCGAACAAGTGTGGGACATCAAGTCAGCAAGTGACTGGGCCTTCAAGAATAAGTTTACGGGCTTCGGCGGCTACGAGGCCATGAAGACGGACGATCCCTTCGGCTACATCATGCAGGGCTTCCTTTACTCAGAAGCGGTAGGACTGCCGTTTGGCGGTTGGATAGTTGTTAACAAGTCGAGTGGTGAAGTTGCTGTAGTAGAAACATACGACTGGATGGGTGAAGACAAAGAGCAGTATCTCGAAGATGCTAAAAAACGTATAAAGTTTCTTAGCAACCCCGACGTAGAAATGTTCCGTCCGTACACAGACGAATTCGAAACGTACAAACGTAAGGGCGAAGTGATACGTACAGGCAATAAGGTCTTACCTAAAGAGTGTGGCCTGTGTGGGTATAAGACACATTGTTGGCCGAATGCAGTCGTACATCCCCGCGTCACTTCACAGGCTAAGTCACCACCGATGGTGTGGTACTCACGCCTCAAGACACGAGAGATTTGATGGCGTACATTTTTATACGAGAGTACGACTTAGACCTTCTCGAACTCAACAAAGAGATGTATCACATGTACATCGAATCTCACAAGGGTGTGGGAGGAGATCGTCGAACTGTGTTTTTACGTCAGCACGAAAGAGGATTACCCTTGACGTTACGTGAAAACTTCACGAAGGATGGGGTGATATCCTCTGATACCGAAAAGAGAGATATCACTACTGTCGAAAATGAGATACAAAATATAAGCAGGTTAGCCAACGCAGGAGTCAATGTATGTATCCCTCTGAACTCTTTGATAAACGAATGTTGCTTGATAGAAGCACGGTCACCAAAGGTGTCGGTGTACGTAATGAAACGCCTAGAGTCCGCCGGAATGCGTCTATGAAACAAAGCTCGGCCAAGAAGGCCGGGTTTCGTTCGAACTTCGAATTGAACTTGGCACGTGCCCTCGCTGACCGGGGCATCATGTACGAATATGAGTCAACAAAGCTGACCTATCTTCCTAAACCGCGCACCTATACACCTGACTTCTTTATACCCTCGACGAATATATACATCGAAGCGAAGGGGCATTTCGACAAGGGTGATCGAGTGAAGATGCTTCTCGTAAAGGAACAACATCCTGAACTCGATATACGTTTTGTGTTTCTGAATTCTCGTAATAAAATTTATAAGGGATCGAAAACGACCTACGCAGACTGGGCTACAAAGAACAAGTTCGACTGGGCGGAGGGATCGATACCAGAGGAGTGGTACAAATGAGTGACTTACAGCACGAATTAGAGAAGGCTTCTCTTCTTCCGGATCGATGGTACTTGATCATGAAAGAAGCAGAGGATGGCTTCACCATCACGGCATACGATACGATGAAGGGTGACGAGTTGCAGGACATGGGTTCTGTCATACTGTCGGGCGTTATAGAGCTTCTGCATACGGACTTCGACACGGTTTTCGAAGCGGGTATGGACAGCATCAAACGTCAAAACGAAGAGATTAAGGTTCAGACCAACAATGGTGAGCTTGTTCTTGTACGAGAAGAGAATGTCGTTAAGGTTGATTTCGGAAAGAAACAGTGAGACACGAAGATTACATGCGAATGAGAGCGGAAAAAGAAACGGTAGGATTAGAACTTACTGGATCAGATATGGTGAACAGTCCACCACACTACAATCAGGCAGGGGTTGAGTGTATCGAAGCTATACGCGCTGCCACAGACGAAGGCTACCAATACTACCTGCAAGGAAACATCATCAAGTACCTGTGGCGTTATCGTTACAAAAACGGCGTCCAAGACCTAGAAAAGGCGAAGTGGTACTTAGATAAACTCATAAAGGAGATAGAAGATGAATAACATGTTGCCTACGCCGTATCAGCAATTCATACACAAGTCACGATACGCACGTTGGCTTGACGATGAACAGCGTCGAGAGAACTGGGACGAGACTGTAGAACGATATTTGCAGTTCATGGTCGATCACGTCAAAGAGAAGCACAACTTCGATATGGAAGTGATGTGTCCCGGAGACATAAGTAAACTGCGGCAGGCAATACTTAGTCAGGACATCATGCCGTCGATGCGTGCGATGATGACTGCGGGTCCGGCTCTTGCACGGGACAATATCTGTGGGTACAACTGTAGCTACATTCCCGTTGACAGCCCTCGTGCGTTTGACGAGTGCATGTACATATTGATGTGCGGCACAGGTGTAGGCTTCTCTGTCGAGCGTGAGAACGTGGACAAGCTGCCGGTAATTAGTGATGGAATGCAGTCAACAGACACTGTGATCAAAGTCGGCGACTCCAAGCCCGGATGGGCCAAAGCGTTGCGCGAACTGATTGCGCTGCTGTATGCAGGACACATTCCGAAGTGGGACTTGTCCGACATACGTCCATCTGGTGCGCGTCTAAAGACGATGGGCGGTCGTGCTTCTGGTCCGGGTCCGCTCGAAGATTTGTTTAATTTTGCTGTGCAACTATTTGTAAAGGCACAAGGTCGTCGTTTGTTTCCTATCGAATGTCATGACTTGATGTGCAAGGTGGGTGAGGTCGTTGTGGTGGGTGGCGTACGCCGTTCCGCCCTGATTAGTCTGTCGAACCTGAACGACGATCAGATGGCACACGCTAAATCTGGTGCATGGTGGGAGAACGAGGGGCAGCGTGCGCTGGCTAACAACTCTGTTGCCTACAAGGGCAAACCCGAAATGGGCACGTTCATGCGCGAGTGGGTATCTTTGTATGAGTCTAAGTCAGGAGAACGGGGGCTATTCAACAGACAGGCTGCGGTAAAACAGGCTGCGCGGAATGGTCGTCGTAAAGTTCACGATAGGCCATTGATTGACGAAGATGACAGTCAGTATGTAGTTCATCCCCATCGTCGTGAAGAAACCTTCACCCAGTTCGGCACAAACCCCTGCTCCGAAATTATCCTGCGTCCTTATCAGTTTTGCAACCTTTCAGAGGTGGTTGTCCGTGACTACGACACACTAGAAGACCTGAAAGAAAAGGTTCATCTTGCGACTATCTTGGGCACGCTGCAGTCTACGCTCACTGACTTCAAGTATTTGAGGAAGATATGGAAAACCAACACAGAAGAAGAACGATTGTTGGGCGTGTCCTTGACTGGTATTATGGATCATCACGTCCTATCAAAAAGCATCGACTCCGTCCGTTGGCTCGAAGAGATGAAGCGCGTGGCCATAGACACAAACTGGGATTTGGCAACGAACGGACTTGGTATTCCACAGTCGGCTGCTATCACCTGTGTAAAACCGTCAGGTACTGTATCGCAACTGGTGGACGCTGCAAGCGGCATTCACGCTAGACACAGTAAGCACTACATACGTACAGTTCGCGGAGACAACAAAGACCCGCTGACACAGTTCTTGAAGGAACAGGGCGTGTACAATGAACCGGATGTCACGAAGCCGGACAATACGACCGTGTTTTCTTTTGCAATGGAGTCGCCTGATGGTGCGGTCACTCGCAATGATTTGACAGCTATCCAACAGCTAGAGCTTTGGAAGACGTATGCCGTCCACTGGTGCGAACACAAGCCGTCTGTGACCATCACGGTCAAAGAGGATGAATGGATGGACGTGGGCGCGTGGGTGTACAAAAACTTTGACGTGGCGTCGGGCGTGTCGTTCCTGCCGCACAGTGATCACACCTATCAGCAGGCACCCTATCAGGACATCGAACGCGAAGATTATCTGGAGTGGCAGCAAGTGTATGGTCACCTCAATATTGACTGGCAGGCGTTGTCTGAATACGAGAGGGAAGACAACACATCTGGCTCTCGTGAGCTTGCGTGTACAGCAGGTTCGTGTGAGGTAGTCGACTTGAACGCGGCATGACCGGCGGGGGAGA